ATTCCTTTGATAATGTTATAAAGTTCGAAAAAGTGAAAGGTTTTAGTAAGGTGGCATGATGGATGAAAGAGAACTTGTAGACTCCAAGAACGATATCCTAACAACAAAGTTAGATCCTTTTGATTTTAACAATCCTATTGAAGACCCTAAACAATTAGCTACCGACATGATCGGACTAATAAGAAAATATAAGATAGTAGCTTTATCTGCGAATGAAATTGGATTGAATGCAAGAGTTATTGTGTTGGATACAGATCCAATATACGCAATGTTTAATCCTGTTATCACCACCACATTTGGTGAAGAAGTCTATTTAGAAGAAACTGATATTACTAGAAGCGATATTGTATGTAAGATTAAAAGACCCTCTGGCGTTAGAGTTAGATTCCAAGACATCAATGGCGAATTTAATATCGAAAAATTTATAGGTCTTACGGCAAGAAATCTTCTACACCATATTGACAACATCAACGGGCAGGTGTTTTACAATAAGGCCACGTCTTATCACAGACAGCAAGCACTCAAAAACAGAAAAAAGAAATCGGGTCAAAAATGACTGACTTCAAATACAGAGAAAACGAAATCTTGTTCGAAGTTGAGGAGTATATCGAATCAACATATAACCAACACTACAAAAGCAAGAAAACGGACATGCAAGCTGTAGATGTTTGGGAAGCTCTAGGGACACTTGAATGGACAGCTAGGGACAATGCTTTAAAATATTTGCTTAGATATGGAAAAAAAGATGGTAAAAACAAAAAAGACCTGTTAAAAGCAATACATTACATTATATTAATGATGTACACACTTGAAGAGGAAAAGTAAAAAATGCTTCTACATCCTGAATCACAATTTACTTCTACTAAAATTACTGACGTAGAGAAAGGCGATGTGCAGCCGAATGCTGTTGATATTCGTTTAGAAGAAGTAGAGAAAATTGAACCGTCTGATTTTATTTTAGATGAAATCGACAAGAAACACAGAATTACGTCTAAGCTTCCAGTACAGGCTGATGGCTTCTACGTGCTAGAGCCGGGTTCTTATAAGATCATCATGAGAAACAAAGTTGAAATCGGAGAGTCTGAGGCAGGTGTTGTTATCAGCAGATCTTCTTTGATTAGAAATGGTGTTTATCTTTGTTCTGGTCTTTATGACACCGGATATAAAGGTTCTATGGTTGCTCTTATGGTTGTGACAACAGGAACAGCAAAGATTAAAAAGGGTGCTAGAGTTGGTCAGTACCTTATTCTCGAATCAGAAAGCAATGGTACATACCAAGGCAATTATGGTGAAAAATCTGTTTAACTTAAAACGAGGTAGATAATGAAAACTGAAATTTCTATTGAGGAATTGCAGAAAAGGAAATTGTTTGTAGCAACACCTATGTATGGTGGTCAGTGCCACGGTATGTTTGCTAGATCGACAGCAGACTTAGCTGCTGTCTGTGCAAAATATAATATCGAGATTCGATTTTATTACCTTTTCAATGAGTCTCTGATTACAAGAGCTAGAAACTATTGTGTTGATGAATTTATGAGATCTGGTTTCACGCATCTCATGTTTATTGATTCTGACATTGGTTTTAATCCTAAAGATGTGCTTGCACTTATGGCTTTACAAGATGAAGAATCTGAGTATGACATTATTGCTGGTCCATATCCAAAAAAGAACATCTCATGGGAAAAAATCAAGCTGGCTGTTGATCAAGGTGTAGCTGACGATAATCCAAGTACGTTAGAACAATTTGTAGGTGATTACGTATTCAATCCTGTTGCTGGTCAAAAATCTGTTCCTCTCAATGAGCCTGTTGAGGTTGGAGAAGCTGGTACTGGATTTATGATGATTCGTAGAGAAACGTTTGACAAGTACGATGAGATTTATCCTGAGTACAAGTACAAACCTGATCACGTTCGAACCGCTCACTTCGATGGCACTAGAGAAATTACGGCATACTTTGATTGTATTATTGATCCAGAATCAAAAAGATACTTATCAGAAGATTATATGTTCTGTTACAATGTTCGTAAAGCTGGAATGAAGGTTTGGTTATGTCCTTGGATGGAACTTAAGCATTGCGGTTCATATATCTTTGGTGGTAGTTTAGGTGCATTGGCGCAGATTGGTGCTGTTGCCACAGCAGACGTAAATGAACTTAAGAAGATGAAAAAGTGATGAAAATATCTAAAGAAACGATTGATTTGTTGAAGAACTTCTCGACAATCAATCCTTCTGTTTATGTGGAGTCTGGATCTTTGGTCCAGACTACCTCACCTTATGGAAATGTATTTGCATTTGCGGATGTGGATGAGTTTTTTGATAAGCCTTTTGGCATTTATGAGTTGTCTAGGTTTCTCAATATCATTTCCATGATGCCTGATCCTGAATTTGATTTCAGTGATAAATCAGTTGAGATTAGTTCAGGTAAGCATAGTGTTAAATATCAGTATGCTGACAAAAGTATGATCATCCATCAAAAGGTTGATCCAGCTAATGTTACTTCCTTTTCTGGGTCTGTAAACTTTACAATGACTAAAAATGATGTAGTAGTTTTACGTAAAGCTGCTGCTCTTTTGGATATGCCTGAAGCACAGTTTGAGTGTACTGACGGTAAAGTCATTGTCAGAGCAATTGATCTAGACAATGGAACGATTGATGATTGGACAACAGTTATTACTACGACAGACCAAGAAGACAGCGGACCAATTACATTCTCGTTTGACAGCTTAAAGCTTATGGACGGAGACTACGATGTATGCTTAGATCCTAATTCTTCCTTTGGCGTCTTTAAAGGAAAGCAAATTCCTGTGACTTATGCTGTCAGTGTACGAGGTGACGTGTGATTGTTGATGATTGTATCTGGGCTGAAAAATATCGTCCCAAAAGAGTACAAGATGCCGTTTTGCCAGAGAGTATCAAAGAGAAGCTGCAAAGGTTTGTAGACAAAGGGAATCTACCAAACCTGATATTTTCTGGTTCTTCTGGCGTTGGTAAAACTACGGTTGCCAAGGCCATGTTGGATGAGTTGGGTTGTGATTACATTGTGATCAATGGTTCATTAGACGGAAACATTGACACTTTGAGAGTAAAGATTAAGCAGTTTGCTTCTGCAGTTTCGATGACAGGCGGTAGGAAGTATGTCATACTTGATGAAGCTGATTACCTTAATCCAAACTCGACACAACCTGCTCTCCGAAACTTTATGGAAGAGTTTTCGAAGAATTGTGGGTTCATTCTGACCTGCAACTACGTCAACAAAATCCTACAGCCTTTGAGGTCAAGATGCTCTCACGTAGAGTTTAAAATCTCAAAGGAAGAAAAGCCGCAGATTGCAAGTCAGTTCTTTAAAGGTCTTAAGAGTATTCTTGAGGCTGAAGGTGTAGAGTACGAAAAGAAGACTCTGGTTTTGCTTCTGGATAAACATTTTCCAGATTTTAGGAAGATCTTGAATGAAGTTCAGTATTACTCATCGACGGGAGAGCTTAGTACAGATGTCGTTAGTTCTTTTGATGAGGCATACAGTCAACTGTTCAAATATCTAAAAGACAAGAACTTCACAGAAGTTCGTAAGTGGGTCTCGAACAACAACGACATTCATCCCGATACTCTGTTCTCAAACATCTATACAATGTCTGTTGATTATCTTGAAAAAGCTTCGATTGCACAGCTTGTTCTGATTCTTGCAGATTATCAGTACAAGCAAGCTTTTGTTGCAAATCCTGATATCAATGTGACAGCGTGTTTAACAGAGATTATGGCAGGGTGTATGTTCAAGTGAAGCTCTTCGACTATGTGAAAAATATTTCGACTGAAAACGATCCTGTTGAAGAAACAGGGTCAGAATATGATGCTTACATCATAAACAAGGCTTTCTCTTTGTATCCGGACACAATCTTGTTCTCTAACGAAATGAACATGAGACCTGAGATACCAAATAGCAGACATTACTCTTATCTTTTCAATTCTGTTAGGAAAAGAAAGAGATTTACGCCTTGGCCTAAAAATAATTCCTCAGAAGACGAAAAGCTAGTATCTAAAATATATAAATATAATCAGCATAAAACAAAGCAGGTAATGAAGCTGTTGTCAGAAGAACAATTAGATATGCTGAAAGAAATGTATGACGAAGGTGGGGTATGAACGCAGATATTATTGATTC